TGTCTTACATACCTGACAAGACGGAAAATACTTAAATAGAAAGGACTTAGAAAATAGGATACGAGAATATCTATGGGTAATACTAGATTGGCATTGACATACAAGTATGACAGACCAAGACGCACTCGAAAGCCTCGGCGACAAAGGTCTGTAACATTAAGTTATCCTCACTGTACTGTTAGCACAATACAGTAGAGGCAAGTAACTTAATGAACAGCTGGAATGTAACTCATTGTACGGATAACACTGTATTTATATATAGTATCCATATGTATGCATAGTCATATCAATACACTACATATGGTATTAAATCAATACTGGATACTATATATGGTAGGTCACTTTACCGTAAGGTAAAGACACTCAGTACATACATACAATATATAGTATGACTACTGTANAACTTTAGTACTGAGTGTTGTTTGACCACCCAGTGTTAACCTTGATGCTCTATATATAGTATGTAAGGTTAAAAATATATGCTGGTAATTCTGTAATACTGTAGGTGGCTACAGTCTTTTTAGGCACTAGCGGGCATTAGTAAATGTGTGCCTAATCAAACGCTTTCGTAAGTCCTTGGGTACTGCCTTTGTCTTTCTAGTGTACTGTCTCGCCAGTCAGCAGCTTTCTACATCCCGATTGCAACTTCACCTGTAACAAATTACTTGTGTTTGATGTTTGTATTTGAGAGTATAGTACCATATAATTAGCACTACGCAAACATCTACAGAAAGTTAGTTAAATGAGTCAAAATGTTGTATGTATAGCTCAAAGCTGTAGGAAGCGATTAAGTGGAAAACAAAGGAAATTTTGTTCACCCACCTGTCAGAAGCGACAGTTCGCAGCCGACAAACGACATAATGATAAAGTTGATAAACCTATCAACAGGAAACTAAAATCTGACGATGGCGACTACGCTAGTGTTAGACGAGGCCAGTATTACCGAGCTTTCGTAAGTGAAGGATACGCTGAGTTACTAGCTAATGGAGACATTAGTGTAGCTGAGGTATCTTTACTCCTTGAGACTAGCTCGGCTACCGTCTCTAGAATGGCAGCTGCCTACAAAATTGACACCAGGAACTCCGTCGCTGCTCTTGATTGGGAAATATCAGAAGAAGCACAAAAGAGTTTAGAGAATTTTTCTAGCTTCCGCGACAAATATTTTCGTACGGAGCTGGGTAAGAGGTATGAAACAGCAACCTTCCATAAGAACTGGATAAACAATATTATAGATTCTATAGAGAATGGTAAAGAATTACTTATCTTAAGCCCCCCAAGACATGGAAAGACAGAACTGTTAATACATTTTGCTGTGTACCAGATATGCAAGAATCCAAACCTACGTATTATGTGGGTAGGTGGAAACGAAGATATAGCTAAGAATGCCCTTAGCGCAGTCCTAGACGTACTTGACACGAACGAAGAACTCAGAGAGGCATACTGTCCTCCAGGTACATCTTTTAAACCAGACAACCGTTCTGGTAAGAACTGGTCACAGAATCAATTTACTGTAGGTACAAGAACTGTAGCTGGTATTAAATCACCAACTATGGTTGCTGTAGGTAAAGGTGGAAAGATATTATCTCGTGACTGTGACTTAATAATTGCTGATGACATTGAAGACCACCAAACTACTATGCAAGCAGGTGCAAGAGAATCTACAAGACAATGGTGGACAACAACACTATCTAGTCGTAAAGAAGAACATACAGCTGTTGTTGTAATAGGTTCAAGACAACATCCTGATGATTTATATAATCATCTTTTAGAGTCAGATAACTTTACTTCTATAGTTGAGTCAGCACATAAATTAGAATGTGAATTACCAGAACATACAAGTGAAGTACATAATGATTGTATGCTATGGTCTTCTAAACGTTCACACAAATGGTTAATGTCTAGATTACATTCTGCTGAGTCAACAGGTGGTAGGCAGATATTCGAAATGGTTTATTACAATCAAACATACATTGAAGGTACACAAATATTTACTATGAACATAGTTGACCAATGCATGCGACCAGATTTAGTTATGGGACAACACTATAGAAATTTACATTTAGTAGCTGGACTTGACCCTGCCTCAGCAGGATTCCAAGCATCTGTACTTTGGGGTATAGATGCATATAGAGGAGAATTATTTTTAGTAGATTTAGAAAATAGACAAGGGGGCGGAGTAAGGGCTGCACTTGACCAAATGGCAGACTGGCTACACAAGTATGATTGTCGTCAATGGATAGTAGAAGAAAACGGTTTCCAAACTGCTATACGTCAAGATGATAAGATAAAAGAATTTACACTACGTAGTGGTATTCAACTACAAGGACATTTAACAGGTAAAAANAAACATGACCCTTTGTATGGTGTAGGTGCAATGGCAGATTTGTTTGAAAATAGAAAAATACATTTACCTACAGGTGATGCAGAAAGTAGTGCTAAAATACAAAAATATAGACAACAGTTGTTATACTTCGATGGTAAACCTGTTTCAAAGCGAAACAAGGAAAAAACTGATATAGTTATGGCAAGCTGGTTTCCAATGAAAGTATTTAGACGTATGCAAAAAGAACGCTTAGCTGACGTAGGAACAGATTACGAACCAAGTTATGGAGATTTTAAATTAACTAATATGAATGATGCACCATGGGGATAGAAAACTTAGACCTTAAAACATACAATGAAATTATTGAAAGCGCTTCTGAGTTAGTCGGTGGACAAGCAGTTCAAGAACGACAAGTAAGTAAAGGTCGTATTAAAGCTATTTTAAATGGTGGTAGTGAAGGCATGAGGTCTTTACTAGGTAATTCAATGGAAGCAGAAGATGCAGATTTATTACCAGCACCTAACTTATTACAATCAGGTATTGATAGATTAGCTCAAAAAATATCTGGTGTACCACAAGTACGTGTAGATATACTTAATGGTAATGAATCAGAGAGAGCTAAATTTCAAGCAGAAAAACTAGAACGAATAGTAACATCTTATGATGCAACACAGAATCTAACAGGACAGTTAGCACAAGCATCTAGATGGTTACCAGGTTATGGTTATTGTGCTTGGGTTATATCAACTAAAGTAGATAGCAATGGATTTGTATATCCAAGTGCTGAACTACGTGACCCTTATGATACATTTCCAGGAAACTTTGGACCTGACCAACAACCAAGAGAACTAGCAGTTCTTAGACGTGTGCCAAGATATAAACTTGCACAAATTTATCCAGAGTTNAAAGATGAAATTATGCGTCAAGATGACGATGAAACAGGAGATGATTACACACCAGTTGCTACAGAGTTTATGAGTTACAATACAAACAACTCACANGACTGGGAAGATAATACACGAGCTGGATTAAGAATAATAGAATACTATGACCAAGGTGGTACATACATAGTATTTCCTGAACGTAAATTAATTTTAGATTTTATACCAAACGTTCTTTCTACTCCACCGTTTGTATTTATGAAACGTATTTCTTTCGACCAACTTAAAGGACAATATGACCATGTCATAGGTCTAATGGGAATGATGGCAAAAATAAACATTATGTCTGCTATCGCTATGGAAGATGCAGTATTTACAGAAACAAACATTTCTGGTGAACTAGAGTCTGGACAATATAGAAAAGGTAGATTTGCCGTTAACTATTTGTCACCAGGTACACAGGTCAGCAAACCACAAAATAACATGCCATATCAATTGTTCCAACAAGTGGATAGATTAGAAAGACAATTGAGGCTTGTAGGTGGTTATCCTGTTACAGATGACGCACAGTCACCAAACTCGTTTGTAACAGGTGCTGGTTTACAAGAACTTAATGGCGCTATGTCATTAATGATTAACGAGTACAGAGAAATTATTAAAAACGCAATTGTTGAAATGGATGCTAAAAGATTAGAAATGGACGTAGTCCTAGCATACACAACAGGTGTGACAAAAAAACCTATGATAGGTTACATTAATGGTTCTGCTTTTTCTGAAAACTATCAACCATTAAAAGATATTGGTGGAGATTTAAGAACTAGACGTATCTATGGAGTTATGGCTGGATTTGATGAGCCACAAAAAATAGTTACTGGACTGCAATTATTACAAGCTGGTGTTATAGACACAGAAACATTGCAAGATAACATCGATGGTTTAGAAAATATACAAAAAGTACAAGAACGTATTAGAAAAAATAAAGCAGAAAGTGTTTTGTTTGATTCAATATTATCTAGGTCAGCACAAGGTGACCCACAAGCAACAATGGCAGCTATAGCAATTTACGAGCAACCGAATGCTATAACTGATATTATGAAACAATTTTACACTCCTGAAGAACCTGGTATGACACCAGAGCAGGAAGCAATGATTCAACAACAAATGAT